AGGGCCGGTATAGTCTAAATCCCTATCCTCTTCGAACCAACCGCTACCACTATCTGCCCGAACTAACAGGTTTCCGTTTGATAAGGTAAATTCAATCTGCTTTCCTTCCGCCTTTTCCGCGACAAACGGCATCGCCCTGGCGATGATATCCGCGACGGATACCGGCAGCAATACAGACTGCTTGACAGTCTCCGTAAAGATGGTGCCGATGTTCGGGTACGCTTCGGCTATTAGCCGAACTGATACTATGACACCTGCATAAGTTCTGAAGTGAACCCAGTTATCGCCATAGGCGATAGCCGCTAGCCCTAACCCATCTAAGCCTTTCAGGCTTTCGGCTCTGACTAATACCGATCCCTCTTTGCGACCTGTCGCAACTAGGAACCGGATTGCCTGACGGCAATCGGTAGCCTGGATGCCTTTGGGACCGAATGCTACACAAGTCAAGGCAAACGTAGCAGAATCTTTTGCCGCACATGGTGCGACCCTGGCTATGGCTTCCCCGAAGATCGGCGGAAGATCGACGTACTCTGTCGCTTGCTCGACTTCTTCGAGAGGCAGGACGATATCGTCCATCTTTGGGATCTGTTGTTTCCGGCGGTCGGAGCCGCCCTTTAGCTTGATCTTGTCGGCTTCGCAAGTGATCTCTATTTCGTCATCAGGGGATTTGCGTAAGGTTTGCAGTAGGGTTTTCGAAGGAACGGCGCCGTAGCAGTCAAAAGGAACGCCCTCGGCGTTCGCTAGGGGACTGGAGCAGCATATCTCACCGTTGTATGTATGGACAATTCCGTTCCGGAATACGAAACAGGAACTTTGCTCCATGTTGTCCTTGCTACTTAGCCCCAGCGAACACGCTTCCAGCGTGCGTAGCAAATCAGCTCTAACGAACTTCATCGGGAGGGCTCCAGCGGAAAGTAATGGCGTTGCCATTCTCAAGTTCGGGATACTTGTTCGTTTTTATGGGAAGCTCGGCCATAAAGCCGAGCGACCGGAAAAACAACTGCATTTCGGTATAGTCTTCAGGCACATCGGCTTCGTATTCCTGGATGCCGTGCAAGTTGCCGGTTGCGTAGAGCGGCAATAGGATTCGGGTGCCGATACGGTTACGACGTACTTCTGGGTGAATAAGGATTCGGGCTATCCGAATCACGGGGCGGTTAAGCACCGCCGCGACCACTACTCCGACGATGTTGTTGGTAGCGCCGTGTACGGCGACTACAACTATGTACCGGTTACGCTCATCCTCAACATCTAGCTTCGATGCCCACCATCTACGGGTTTTCGGGGCTTCGGAGAACAAATGGTCGAACTCCTCGATACCGGGGAGATCGACCATTTGGGCCTCTCTGTAGTGCGCAAAATCGCTGAGACTTGGCTTATCGTCTTCCATTTTCAATCGCAGATTTGAGTAGTGTTTTGAACGAGGTGTCCGTTAGGAACAGGTCGTAATTATGCGCTATCAGGGCGTCCTCCGGCGATTCTTCGCCGAAGTCGCTGACTAATCCCAGGGCCGCCGCCGGCATCACGATTACGGCGTCCCGGCGATCCCGTTTATGGATGACGGCCCAATATGGAGTACCAGCGAGGGATGCCGATTTCTTGGCCTGATCGATAAAGTCCCAGAAGCCTCCAGAAGTCTTTTCATAGAGATCCGCTACGCTAACTCTGGGGTAGCCTCGCTTCAGTTCCCAAGTCGTGTAATCCAGCAGCACTTGAGCCTCGCCGCACTGGGCGGCAATATCACCTGCTGCATTGATTGTGGTCTGCCCGTTCTTAGCCCGTTGGGTAGCCCTACCGCCCGACTGACTGGATCTCCAGAACCAATCATCATTAGTTCCGTCGCTCCACCACAGCGAGATTTGGCGGCACACGTCTCTTTCAAACTGGCCACCCTTGCCATGCCCTTTAGCCATTGTTAATGGACTCCCACTTGGCCTTTAGATCCGGCTTTTGTTCGATCATCTGCAAAACTTGCTCCCTGCGGTACACGGAAGCATAACGAGCGTGGTTACGCTCACTCAGCGTTCCACAAAGGAACTGAAGCAGATGCCGGTCCTTGATACGCATTACATGCGTAATCATCTGTGGCCGGGGCTGTTGTTTCTTCTCCAGCTTGTTCCAAATGCGTAGGTTCCGGCGAACCTGTGCCTTCAGTTTGATTTCATCCTGCTTTCGGATGATTTCTTTCAACCGTTTCTTCTCATTCATAGCTAGGCATTCCTAATTCGTAATAAGCGCCGATGTTATCGGCTAGTCGCAACCATTGAATCTTAGTAGTCTGCTCGACCAAAGGTTTGATTTCCGCACCCTTGAGCGGCAGGTATACCAGCGGCATGTTCTTACTATAGACCGATAAGTTGTCTACAAAGGTCTTGTATTTGGAATTTTCTTCCTTTATTTGACCCCGTAGCCATTTGCAGGCGGTCTTCTCCGCAACGCCCGGCAAGCCGGGCACATTGTCACTATCGCATCCTGCCCATGCCTTAGCACTTGCCCACTGTACCGGTGGAATGTCCCATTCCGTAATGAAATCGACTTCGGTGTAGAGATTACCCTTAACCGGATTATAGAGCCGAACATTCGGCTTTAGGCATTGATACAAGTCTTTATCGGACGATACCATTACAAATTCTAATTCCGGATGCTTTTGGATGGCTGCCGCCATCATGTCGTCGGCTTCGTAGCCCCTTTGCATCAGAAGGTTCTTAGCACCCATCATGTGCAATAGGCCAGGAAGCTGATCGATTTGCTGATACATCCCCAGACGCTTCTCAGCGTCACTAGGACTCTCTTGGGCTCGCTTGGCTTCCCGGTTGCCTTTGTATTCCGGGTACAATTCCTTCCGTTTGCTGTGTTTAGAATCGAAGCAGAATGCGAGATTCCAAGTATCGAACCGCCGTTCTAGCTGTTCGCAGGTCTTCCATATCTGGAAGAGAACACCCGTGAAACGGGTAGGGTCATCGGGGTGCGTCAAATCGCCAACAGTAAACAAGGCTCTGTGTGCCAGATTGTTCACATCGATGAGGATAAAAGGTTTACTCATAGCGGTTTTTCCGAATTACTTGCATTTGGCTCATGTAGTCCGTGAAGCTGGCTGTCAGGAGATCCTGAAGCTGTGCTTCCTTATCTTCGGATTCTATGCGAGAGATCAACTCTTCCCGGTAGTAGGTCTTCTCGCGGAACAAATCAGGGACGGTATATCGTCCGCTCTTCTGGGTGATGTACTTGTTGGACTCTAGCCAAGTCAGCGTGCTGCCAATGTTATCGACGCCGTGGGTAGGATAAAACTCCTCCTCGAATACCAACTTCATCCCGTTTACTCGGTTCTTGTGGACTTTGATAGCCACATTGTCCCCGATTTGGACCTTCTTGCCTTTGATCTCTCGTTCGATCTTGGTAGTCAGCTTGGTTTCAAGTTCTACGTGTGCCCAGAACTTGATAGCCCGTCCGCCGGGTACAACGTCCTTCGGTGAGTAGGGATTAGCTTTCTGGACATTGGAACGGTGCTGACTAATTCCAATGAGAATGGAATTAGTCTTAGCCAATTGAGATACCAGCATCCGTAGCCGGTTAGAGTGGATCTTACCGTGCTCCATGCCATAGGTTCCGTCTGGCTCCTTGTCTTCGGATCGCTTCTTACGGTCGTCGTCGATCTTTTTGATCGCCGACGCCGGTAGCCATGCTTCGAAGGAATCGACCACGATTACAGAAGGGGTCTTGATAATCTCGTCTAACGCATCGTAGAGGTGATCCAGACTCTTTGCTTCCATCGCTTCTAGCTTCGCAGCTAGCTTCGAGCCGAAGAACTTCTCGCAGTTGAAGTTCGACCCGTTCTCCCCGTCGAAAATGACGCATCGATGATCGGCGTAAAGCGGCGAGTTCGCCGCCTCCGCCATTAGCATCTTGGCGTGAAAGGACTTCCCGCTACCGGAATCCCCGTGCAACCACCTAAACATGCCCGGTGATACGGATTTACCGATCTGGCCGGAGACGTGGAGATCCATCACGTCGCATCCGAGGCTTAGGTCTGGGGATGATAGTGCCGTCGTGGACGGCATCGCGGCGACGGCGTCTTCTAGTTGTTCGATATTTGATTTCTTAGCCATTGTTTTCCTCTACCAGTCTGATTAAGCCTTCTTCCAAGGCAGTTGGGATATGGACGTGTTTATTGAAGCTGTCTTCCGGATCGTCGTAGACGGCTTTGTCGTCCACTAATCCAGGAAACCACTTACCCTTCCAATAGAACATATCGGGGCGTCTCTCTAGCGGAGCACCTGTAGCCGCCACAACGTATTTCTTTTCCATAATTTCCTCGATAAAAAAAGCCGCCTGCCTATTCCTAAGCAGGCGGCCCAACCCACCAACACACAACTCACACAGTTGTACTACTTATCCCAGTCCGCGTCAAACGGTGCCGAGTCATCGGCTGTGGCGATAGCCGCCACAGCCTCTTCCTTAGCGGCCTGAACCGCTTTGCTCTGTCCTGCTGCTGCCATTGGCGAGCAGTCGATAAATCGACTCTTAGCCTCGTCATACGGTAGCTTCTTGAGGCAAGCATCCAGGTCAACGGCATCCTTGATAAGATCCGATACCTTCACCGTTTTACCGGTAGATAAGGTGATCGAGCCGCCGTGCTTGTCAAAATCGAACGACGTAGCCTTGTAGAACGTCTTACCCTCGAAGCTAGCCGCTTCCCAGTTAAAGGTAATGATGCTACCTTCAGTCGGATGCATGAACGCCTTAGCATGCTGTTGATTCGGGCGCTTCGCCTTGTTGACGGCTGCCTTCATCAGTTCTTCGGTGAAGTTGCGGTACGAGTGATCGAGTACCAGCAGCTTCTCTACGGGCGTGTCGTCGTAAGTGATAACAAAGACGTTGAACATCCCCAAACGCTGTGCGCGTTTCTTGATGTTGTGCGACCGGAGATAGTCTTCGATAGGACATTTCTCGCCGAACGTCTGAACACAATCGAAGTAGCGGTTCTTGCGATCTGGTCCCAGATCCCGGTGCAAGTAGCAATCTCGTGTGTAATACAACTTTCCCGGTTCCGTCCTTGGGGAGTTCGTCGTGACATAAGGCACGACGACCAACTGAACCAAACCCGCCTTGTCTACCTTCCATCGGCGATCCTTGGGAATATCGACAGGGTAATAACTCTGTCCGCCCCCCATACGAGAAAGTTCGCCTTCCAAATTCAAATCATCAAATTCGTTACTCATCAGAGTCAACTCCGTATTGGCCGGTTGTAAATCCACGAATCACCAGTTCGGCCAAATACTTACTGGCGCTTCGTTTAACGTCGAGTGCGTTAACAATAGCTTTTGTGCCGTTCACGGCAAGTTTAGCTTCGATGACTGCATCTGTCAACGCAACCACCTGAGCATCACATTCAATTCGGGAAGCGATGCCTCCCTCTGTGACTTTCGCAATCCCGTATTCAATTGGTGCGGCACGCACCTTCATTTCCAGTTGGGCCTTGAACAAGCTCAAGGCTTGTTCGGCCTTGTGCAACTTGTACAGGTCATCGGCAAGAGACGATTCCCATGCTCCTGTGTCGCTAGCTAGCGACGAGAGAGCTTCAGGTAACTTGTCTACGGTAAGGTCTAAATCTACTGTTTTC